CTTCTTTAATCACCCAATCAGGTGGACTATCAACAACAATTTCTAGCATTCTTTCATCAGTTAATCTAGCATAACCTTGTTTTACTGATTCAGGGGTTATAAATCTCATTTTATCACTTCCTTTTTTTATATTCTTTTTCTATTAATTCCCCAATTCTTTTAGCAATTTCCCTAGGGTTGTCATTGTTATTATATTCACTCCATCCTTCAGCTATAGTTTCTTTTATGTTTTTAACAGAATAATATGATAAATTTTCTCCTTTTTCACTTACATTTTTTTTATATATTTTTTGAATTTCACTATTATTGCTCAACCCTAAAAAATAATCTATCTCATGTCCAAACTCATGATCAAATACAGATCTTATTGTTGAGCATCCATTTGGAGAGTTTTTAGTTTTTTCTTCATCTACTAACAATGATTTTACTTTCTCAAAATCAGAAAAATATTTTTCATTCATAGATATACCTTTATATTCATTAATTATTTGTAATATTTTATGTTGTTCAAGAAGTTTTTTATCCCTAACACCAAAAGAAACAGCTAATTCTCCTGGACTGATTTTTAATTCTTCTTTTAGTTCTCTTATAGTTTCTGTGATAGTTTTTTGTGAATATTTTTCTTTAGACAAATATTCTAACACATGATATATTACTAAATCATTCATATTTTGAGTAGCACCAACAAAACTAATGTTATCATTTTCGAATATTTTAGGGAATTTTTCTTTCATTTCATATAACCACTTGTTGTATTCATTGACACACCTAATATCTAGCCCTGTATAATCTGCTTTTTTTATACCAATTACTTTTTCAGCAAACTCATTGGCTTCTTGAATAGATTTACTGCCTGTATACTTACTTATACTACTATCTTTACTATCTGTCAATATTTCTTTGTTATTAACTTCTAAATTATTCTCAATGATACTAATATCTGTAATTTCTTCTCTACCTTGCTTGATTAAACTTTCATAATCAATAATTGGGATAGTCGTGCTTCTGCATCTTGGGTGCATAGGTGGATAATTTAATCCAACAGCTATATTTTTTATTTCAAAAATATTTCCATGTAATTCAGAGCATATTTGACTAGTTCTATTGTCTAATGTAGCACTAAATTCGTATTTTTCTATTCCTGCTTCTTTATATCCATCAAGTGTAGCTTGATTTAAAACATAATTAACTTCAGTTCTTAGAAGTCTTTCAACATCATTTTTTTTAGCTGTTTCAAATCTTTCAGAAACTCTTTTAGTCATAGTTTTAAGATTAATACCTTGTATCATACCATTAACTATTTCTTGCTTAACTGTTTGTGCTAGTTTATCTGTATTGCTCCAAAGTCTCTGAGAAAAATTGGCACCACTCCAAGGTTTATCTAAAACTGTTTTTATTTTATCTCTACTGACAATAGGATTAATACCCAAGTCTTTAGTTACTTCTATAAAAGTATCTCCATAAACTGATGTTAAAGTATTCTTAGCATTATCCTCAACTCCAAATATCAACTTGGTAAGCTCCATATCAATTTGAGTTTTAAGACTATCTAATCTATTTATACGACTTTTAGCAGATAATGTTTCAATTTCTAAATATAATTTTTGTGCTTGTAAAGGTGCATTCTTTAAAAGTTTGTTATATTCTTTCATATAATCATGTAAATCTTTTTTCCAAACTTTGTAATCATCACCTTTTAAATGTTTCAAAGCTTCATTATAATTTAGAATATTATCATTCATATAAGTTGTAGTTATTCTGCTAATTTCTTTAATTATATCCTGTTTAGCTTTTGAAAGTGCTATTTGATACTCTTTTTCAACATCTTGTATTGTAGTAAATGCCTTAGCTTCTCTTTTAATTTGTCTTTCTTCCCAATAATCTCTATTCTTTTGAGTCATTTACATCAACTCTAATCGGAGTATTCATATCTTTCATAACATTAATATCTTCTTCAGCTTTTATTTTTTCTAACTCTCCTTTTGCATCTTCTATAAATGGCAATGTAGATAAAATAGTTTCATGGGATACTATTCCTTGTAATTTTTGAGCTGTATCAGCTGATTCAACTAAATTTTTTGGAACATTTCTAGTAAACACTTTTTGAATATCAGTAGATTTTATTTTTAAATTATGAAAATCTATCATAAGTTGCAATCTTTGATTAATTGCCTTTTTAAAATACATTTCCTTTTGTGCTGCTAGTTGTTCCAAAGCTAATAATTTATATCCTAAAGCAACTCCCGAGCTATTTCCACTAAACTCTTTGTCTTGCATGTCTGGTATCATAGAAAATTTATGAATATCTTGATTTAATCTATTTTTGTTATTTTGAGCATAGCTGTCATTAACTTGCTTAACAAGCCACTTAGCATCACCTTGCTCATTAATAAGCATAACCTTATTTTTATTCATTCTTTCTATTTCTTCATCAGTAGTTCCACCCATATTAACCAAAACTAAGTATGCATCTGTAAAATCTTTCATGTCGTCAATAGCAGTTGAAGTTGCTTCATTATATCCATCTATCAAAGAAATTACATTTTTAAAATCTCCATTACCCCTTTTATTGTTTAAGAACTCAATAACTGGGACTTGTTTAAATCCATGTAGTTTAGTTTCTCCTGTTACAGTTGGAACTTCTTTTTTATCTGTGTCAGATAAAAATTTATAAGTAGTAACTCTTGTACTATCATAAACTTCTAATGTATAAACCCATTTATCTTCTTTATTTTTGGTTTTATCCCATCTTACAGCAGCAGTTATATCTTTCTTTACTGTGTTATCTCTTAAAATAAAACAATCTCTAGGATCCACAACTACATTTCCAATAGTATTATCTACATTTTTATACCAAAGTTCATAAGATTTTCCAAACACGCTTAAATTTGAAGCATGTTCAAAGTTTTCTTGTTGCTCTTCTTCTGTTGCCAAATATTCAGATAGTTTTTCAAAATCTTTTTTTAATTTATCATCTTGTAAAGCATAAGCAATAGGCTTTCCTAGAAAATATGCTGTTGCAATAGTTGTAATATACTCAGGATAATTATTAATTAACTTAGTATCTTTTTTCTTATCACTTCTATCTTTCTTATTTAAAATATTATGTTTTCCACTATAATAATCTTCCATTTTTTGTAATTCTGGCAATTCATTTTTTATAAATGCCTCCAGTGCTTCTTTTAAATCTTCTACAGTCATTAATCCTCCTCTCTTATCTTATCTTATTCCTAAAACATTTCTATCTATTGTTCTCATTTCGTTTCTATTTATTGTTTTCTCAGCAACACCAGTTAAAGCATCTGGAGCATCATCATGCTTGTTTTTTCCTTCTTTTTGATAAGAAATAATATCTTTTGCAAATTCACTCCATTTATTTTTCCAATCTATAGGCATATAGATATTATTATTTACCCAAGCACTATTTGATAATATTCTTGCTATTTTATTTCCAGATTGATGGAACCATTTAACAACTGTCTTATAGTTTCCTTTATCTCTTGTAATTCTTTCAATGTTTCTTGCAAATGCTCTACCACCATTATTGCTTTCTATATCTGCAACATTCACATTAAACTTTTTATATGCTTCTGCAACAAGTGGCTCAGTTATTTCCATAGCTTCTTTGGTATAGATAACATCTAGTATATAAGCACTATCTTTGCAATCTGCATAAATGATATTACATAAAAAATCATCTCCAGTGTCTGCTGTATCACAATAGGCAGATATTTTAATAATTTTTTCTTTTGGTAAATCTACATAAGTTTTAAATTCACTGTACAACCTACCCTTAATATCTATTGGCTCTTGCTGGTAGTTGGCATATACAATTTCTTTTGCCATATTCTTAGTTTTAAACTCAAAGTCCTCTAATGATAATGTTCCTTCATCTAAAGGTGTCCCATCATCATTGATAGCTTTATAATTTATATGAACCACATCATCATAATTAGATAAAATAAAACCAGCTAGGTCATTATTTGCCCACCTGGTCATTATGATTATTAATTTAAAACCTTTTTCTGTTCTTGATAACATAGTATTAGTAAACCAATCTATATGCTTTTCAAGGACATTAGAGTTATATGCTTCCTCAGAGTTTTTTATTAAGTCATCTATAACTATTAAATCTGCTCCAAATCCTGTTGCAGTTCCTGTTGGAGATGTAGCCAAATAATTTGCAACTTGACTTCCTTCCAAAGCCCACTTGTTCATTGATGCTTCTCCATACTTTATTTTAGTATCAGGAAATATATCTCTATAAACTGTTACCCCTTGAGTCTGTTCTGTTGCTATCATATCTCTTACTTGCTTAGCAAATGTAGAAGAAAGAGTTTCATTATATGATCCAGTCATAATTTTTAACTTATTATTTCTTCCTAACAACCATTGAACAAATAAGGTTGCTGTGTAAGATTTACCGAATCAGAGTCGAGGGGGCATATTAATAACTAATATTTTTTTATTAGAATCAATAAAACTTTGTAACTGATTACATAAATCTTTTAAATATTCTTTTTTATCATTGTAAAAGTCTTTTTTTCCTAGTAATTTACAATAATACCAAAAATCTCTCCTAGCTAATTCTTTTTTAGCTTCTAATTTTATTAATTCTTTATCATACACCCCCACAACACCTCCTTTAATCTTTTATTATTTCTTTTAATTCATCAGTTGTAAGATTAGAAAATGGATTAGAGTTTATATTTCCATTTACCTCAACCTTTTGAGTATACTCTCCATCCATTTTATTTAATATATCTAATGCTTTCAATCTATCAGTATCTTTAACAGCTGCATCTTTTATCATTGATGTTAAGAATTCCCTTCTTTCTATAGCTGTCATAATCCTATTGCCTTTTGCTTTTTCTTGCAATTCTTCAATATATTTCTTTATGTTGGCTTTTGTTAAGTTTTCACTTCCAATAAACCTAGCATTCTTTTCTTTATATCCAGCTTTTATGGCAGCATCAGTAGCATTTCCACTAGCTACATAATATTCACAAAAAGCCTTTTGCCTTGCATTTAACTTCAATGCTACTTCACCTCCAATTTATAATAAAAAAAAGAGAACCTTTTAAGTTCTCTTGGTTATATTTGAAATATTAAATCTTTTTATTAATTACTAATTCTATAAAAAAATTTATATTTTCTATATGTTCAAATAAATTGTTGAAAGTTCCATTTAATTGAGCTTCTGTTATTGCATTTTTTGGGTATCCATATTCTTTACTTGCAGTAAAATATACTTTATTTTCTTTCAAAGTATATTTAAATTCAGGATATTTTTTTTCCATAGGTTTTATATTATATAATAATAGCTCATAACTTCCTTCTAATTCACACACTAAAGTCCAGTCATCTTGTGCATATTTATTTGTAACATTTATTTTTTTTAGTTTATTTTCCTCTAATAATTTTTTAGAAAGTTCTATTAGTTGAAACTCTGAAAAATTAATAGATTTTATCTTTTTTTCCATATTATCCCTCTTTTCATTTTTTTATTTTCTTATATTATATGTCTTATTAAAAAAAATAAAAATATATAATGTAAATTGAAAAGATAAAAAGATTATATAAATAAAAAAACTCTCGTAGAGGACGTATCCTATTCATTTAAGAATCACGAGAGTATTGATATCTGATATGGCAGTGCATATTTGGTTTTCACAAATAAAAGACCTTCGCAGTCTAGTCAGAGTATTAGTCCGATGCACCATATTATTTTGACTTTTTTACAAGAAGTCGTAACTTGTTTGTTTTAAACTTTCGTATATTAACATTATATAATAAAAAAAAGGGAATGAACAGGGAGGAAAACGGTAAAATTTTAAAAATCTTCAAGAATTTCTTTAGGAAATAAATATAATGTTAAACTATCAACTAATCTATTTCTGTGACTTCTATAAGTTTTTTCTGTGATATCCAGTTCTTCACAAATATCTTCAACAGAATAATTTTCAAAATATTTTAATTCTATTATTCTATAATACTTATCTTTTTTTATAAAATCTAAAGCATTTTCAGTCTTTAAAATTCTATTTTCATATA